GTATACTGCAGATGAAACTAAATCAGATGATTGGATGATGGAAACTGGTAACACCAAAGAAGATTTAACTTGGTTAATAAAATAACAAGAGGATAAAATGGCACAAACAAGCTTAAGAGCAAGACTACAAAGACTTTTTTCCACAAATGTAATCGTAAGACATGCAGGTGGTAGAAGGTTAAAGATTGCCGATACAAACCGAGTTCAAGGAACTGTATCAAAAAATAGTCTCGTAGATAGATGGTCAAGATTACATAATAATATGACAACTGGTGGATACGGACATGCACAGGCAATTAGTTTTCAAGCAACAAGGTTAGCACTTTTTAGAGATTATGAGGAAATGGATAACGATGCAATTATATCATCAGCACTTGATATATATGCAGACGAATCTACAATGAAAAATGAATATGGTAAGATATTAGATATTCAAACAGAAAACGAAAACATTCACGATATATTACATAACTTATTTTATGATGTATTAAATATTGAATTCAATCTATGGCCTTGGGTTCGTAATATGTGTAAGTATGGTGATTTTTATTTATTTTTAGATATTAAAGAAAAATATGGAGTTACCAATGTAGTACCAATGTCTACATACGATGTTACTCGTGTTGAAGGTGAGGATCCTGAAAATCCATATTTAACACAATTTATAGTTGAGAATGGTGATTCAAGACATAGTGGAAGAATGTCAGAAGGAAAGACATTAGAAAATTACGAAATAGCACATTTTAGATTACTAAGTGATTCAAACTTTATTCCATATGGTAAAGGTATGATTGAGGGTGGTCGTAAGATTTGGAAACAACTTTCACTTATGGAAGATGCTATGTTAATTCATAGAATTATGAGAGCACCTGAAAAGAGAGTGTTTAAGATTGATATTGGAAACATTCCACCTGCAGAAGTTGAAAACTTTATGCAAAAAATAATGAATAAAATGAAAAAGGCACCTGTTATCGATAATCAAACAGGTGATTACAATTTAAAATATAATATTCAAAACCTTACTGAAGATTTCTTCCTACCTGTTCGTGGTGGAGATAGTGGAACACAGATAGAAAGTTTAGCTGGATTGAGTTATGATGCAGTAGATGATATTGAATACCTAAGAAATAAATTAATGGCATCCTTAAAGATACCAAAAGCGTTTCTTGGTTATGATGAGGCAGCTGGAAGTAAAGCAACATTAGCAGCAGAAGATGTAAGATTTGCTAGAACGATAGAAAGAATACAGAGAACTCTTACAAGTGAATTAACAAAGATTGCTATTGTTCATTTGTATTCACAAGGATACACAGATGCTGATTTAGTTAATTTTGAATTGAATTTAAAGAATCCATCTACTATATACGAAGAAGAAAAAATTGAGTTGTGGAATAACAAACAAAGTTTAGCTCAATCAATGATGGATGCTAAAATAGCAGATACAGAATGGATTTATGATAATGTATTTAAGTTTTCAGAAGAAGAAAAAGAAAAGGTAAGACTTGGATTATTGAAAGACCAAAAGAGAAAATTCAGATGGTCACAGATTGAAATGGAAGGTAATGATCCTGTTCAAAGTCAAGAAGCTGTCGGAACTCAAGGAGCAATGATGGATGCTGGTGGAGCAGAAGGTGGAATGCCAGGAGTGCCTGGACCACAACCACCAGGAGCAAGAACGGCAAGAACAAGTCGTGAATTAGATTTAGAGATGCCAGATGATGGTTGGCCAGGAAGTGGTCGTCCAAAGGAAGGACCCAAACACGGAAAGGATTCAAGTGTAAGAGGTCGTGATCCGTTAGGTTCTCACGATAAGAGAAAAGGTAGTAGTGGTAGTCCAAAATATGGAATTGCACTTGCACATTTTGATAAATTAAAGAAAAGTTTAGGTAAAGTCGGTAAAGAAGAAGTTAAAATTTTAACGGAAACGACTGATGTAGAACAAGAATATAAAAATGAGGTATCTTCGTCTTTAAGTGATGCTTAAATGATGAATTATTAGAAGTTTTTATATTTATAGATGAAGAAATATACAATTTAGGAGCATGAATTATGGCCCAACGTGTTAAGCACTCGAAAATAAAAAATACGGGAATACTTTTCGAATTATTATCCCGACAAATTACCGTTGATTTAATGGGCGGTGGTGAAAAATCAAAATCAGTAGAGATGCTAAAAGAATTTTTCAACGAGAAAACAGAACTTGGTAAAGAAAATCAATTGTACCAAGTTTTATTAAAAGAAAATTACAAATCAACTCGTAAGGCAGAAAAATTATTAGAAGTAGTCTTGAAATCACGAGAAAAAATACAAAATAAAAAACTTCGTGTAGAAAAATATAATTTGATTAAACAAATCAAGGAAAATTATAACGTAGAGGACTTTTTTAGAGCTAGAATTCCTAACTTTAAAGTTTATGCATCAATATATAAAATATTTATGGCGGAAACTGTTAATTTCCTAAATCCAGCAGATGAAGTGGATAGTTCCTTTTGCATTACTGAACACATAACTCGTAACAAAGTTAAAAAAGTTCATGTGGATAGTGAAAGTATCTCTGATTACAAGAAAGAAGATAAAGACATACAAGTATTATCTTACCAAATGATGGTTGAAAACTTTAATGGTAAGTATAAGAGTCTTAATCCTATGCAAAGAAATTTATTAAAGGAGTATATCAACAATATTTCAAATACCAACTCACTACGAGAGTTTGTAGATGGTGAAGTTAAAAAAGTAAAACAAATTCTTACAAAAATTTTACCAAAAGTAGATGATGATATTACAAAAATTAAATTATCTGAGGCAATAAAACAGACAGAAACTCTTTCTAAGGGTAAAATTGTTAAAGATAAACAAGTAGTTGCACTAATGAGATACTATGAACTTATTAAGGAGATAAGGAATGTCACTTCGTAACCTTATTAGAGAACTAATTAAAAAAGAATTAGAAGAAGCCAATTCTACTGCTACAGCAGGTGGTCAATATGAAACACCACACGGATTTAAAGGTAGTAATAGGAAAGGAACTAAGAAGGGTAAAGCTGGATATGAAGGTGGTCACGAAGATCCAACCATAGGAACGGATAATTTTGAACCAAAGGATCCGAAGTTGAGAAAAGAATCGGTAGTAAGTGAAGAAAAGAAAAATTCTAATAATCTTTACTTAGAATTTAATGATGCTGTACAAGATTTTAATGACAGATGTATTGAGATAGCTGATAAAATCACTAAATTAAAAGGTGATAAGACCGATGGAAAAATTTTAATGAAAAATGTTAAAAAACATCTTATACCACTTGTCAAGTTAATGAATAGTTGGAACAAAGGACAACAAAAGAATCCACATTTAACTACTGAAGGTAGATATCACGATTTTCGTAATGATGATTCTATGACTCCTAAACAAAAAATCGGAATGGCAATGAGAGAAACTCGTGATAGTCTTACAGACTTAGAGAGAGTTGTCAGGTATAATGTCAAATTAAAAAATGAGTTAAATGTTGACTCAAGGTCATATTGGAAGAACACACATAAAGCTTTAAGTAAAATAAGTGAGAGATTAGTTAATTTAGCTAACAAAGTTGGTCAACTACATTAAAGATTATGTCATTCGAACAGAACAGAAAGTCTTTTATGGACTCTTTGTTCAGTATTTCAACGATGCTAAAAAGATGGCACACCGAAATACAGAAGAAAGATGTCGATAAAAACTATATGATTGAAAAGTTAACCTTGTGGATTAAAAAACTCGAAGATTTAAGACACGAAATTATGATGAGGAAAAGTTAGTGATAAAACTCAAAGATTTATTGACAGAGGCAAGTATTTCGGAGGAAATGAAAGAGTTAAGACTCTACATTGATAATGATTCAAGTATTTATAGACAAAGATACATGCCAATATTAAAGAATTTGTCAAAAAAGAAAAAAAAGGGTAACTATCGTAAAACATTAGCCTCAAAGGCGTTTATGTATATGATTGACGATGGGGCAAAACGATATGTTAGGTCATATGGTGGAAATCACTTAGATGTTTTCCCAAAAAGACAGAGAAAGCAGTTGGCAAAGGATTATGTAGAAGAATTTGAACAAATTTATAAAAATCAAGAATATGATTTTATGAGATAGGAGTGAAATGATGTCAAAACAATTAATAGTAGATTATTTACCTTTTGAAATATCAAGAGAACAGATAAATGAATCAATTAAACAAAATAATGGTCGTTTAGTGGTTCATGGTGTTCTACAAAGGTCAGATGCTAAGAATCAAAATGGTAGAGTTTATCCACACGAGATTTTGGCAAGAGAATCCGATAAGTATGATAGTCAATTCATTAAACAAAAAAGAGCAATGGGTGAGTTAGACCATCCTGAGTCATCAGTAGTAAATTTACAAAATGTATCTCATAATATTACCGAAATGCATTGGGAAGGTAAGAATTTAATCGGTACGGTTGAGGTTCTTGGAACACCAAGTGGTAATATATTAACAGAATTATTTAAAGCAGGTATCAAGTTGGGTATTAGTTCTCGTGGTATGGGTTCAGTTCAACCAATGAGTGAAGGTGATGGTCAACAAGTAGGTGATGATTTTGAATTGATAGCATTTGATTTCGTATCCAATCCATCCACACACGGAGCTTTCCTATATCCAATGAAAGAAAGTGTTGGAAACGAAATACCAATTACGGAAGGTAGAACTTGTGGTAAGTATTGTAAAGTCGAAAGTATTATAAACGATATTATTCGTGGAGAATAAGAATGAGTAAATTAAGAAAATTAATGACCGAAAGTAAGTATCTTAAACGAGAGTTCGGTGAACCACTCCCTACACTTAAAGGTGTGATGAAAAAACACCAAGTCAATAAATTAAAAGAAGATTGGTGGAGTGATATGTCATCAGGAGAACAGGCAGATTATATCAAAAGACATCCTGGTTCTTCAAAGGCACAAAAAGCACAGGATAAACAAAGAAGAGCAGACGATGAAGCAGATGATATGAAATATCAAGACGCACAAGATTCAAGAGATGCAGAAGATAGAAAAGATGCAGGTATAAAACCAATTAAAAAAGATAAAGATACAAAACGGATGGGAGATAGTATCCAAAGGAAAATTGGTGGTTCGAGAGATCCAGATAGATTAGAATTACAAGGCACACAAAAAGCAAGTAATGGTGAAACTATTATTCAATACAAAGACAATGATGATGGAAGTATGGTGGGTGTAGATGCACAAGGTAACATTTATGAAGATGGTGAAAAGAAAAATTATGGTGTAGATGTTAGTACACAAAGTGATGTGTTCGGAGATGACCAAAATGCACAACTACAATATAAACAAAAGAAATCTCGTAAAGAGGCAAAGCAATATATTAGGGGAAAAAAGATGAATATTTCTGAAAATATTATTCGTAAAGTCATTCGTCAAGAAATCAAGAGTATCATGAAAGAAGATGAAGAAGCATTTAAACAACCAATTCCTGCTACCGTAGAAAGATTTATGAAAAAATTTATTTCATCACTTCAAGGTAAGAATTTAAATCGTAAAAGAAAGTTGGCAATTTTAGGTCGTCTTGTAGTGGCATTAAGATTAGATCCATCTGAAGTTAGTAAATATGCAAGGTTAGTTAAGAGAGAACTATAATGAAATATAAAACAGCCCTTGATATTAACAAGAAGTGGAGAAAATTTAGACTTGAAACCAATGAACAAAAGGAACAAGAGTCTAAAATCAAATCTATTGTTAATTCAGTAAATGAGCAAAATTTAAAGAACTTATCGGAAGAAGAATTAAATAATTTTTACACCGAAGTTAAAAAGATTATAAAATAATGAAAGATGGACACCACACTTGACCATATAGTGGTGAAGAACATCCAGTTTGGATGAAACATGAGGAAGAACCTTTGGACGATTACAATAAGCGTATGAAAGAATACATTACTGATTTAGTCAAACAAGAAATTGTTGGTCTTGGTGAGGAAAAGAAACGAGATTACAAAAAAGAGTATGCTAAATATGGTTCATCCACTAAGGCTAAAAAATACAGAGCAGAATTAAATAAATACAATCGTCAAAAAGGAACTTATGGAAATGGTGATGGTAAAGATGCCTCACATAAAGGTGGTAAGATAGTAGGTTTTGAAGCACAATCCAAAAATCGTGGTAGGGCTGAAAAGAGTCGTCTGAAAAAAGAATCGATGATAGTGGAAAACCCAATAGTAGCTGCCACAGTTATGAACATGAGTAGAATGAAATTACAAAATCCAAAAACTGGTAGAAAGATAAGTGCAGTTACACCATTAAAGAATAAAGAACACCCACTTCATCAAAAGGCAAAAAGTATTTTTCAAAAAATTAAAGATAAATTGAAGAAAAAGGATGTTAAACCAGCACCTAAACCACAATCTAAATCAGATGCCGATTTCTACAAAAAACAATTTACTGGTGAAGGTATATCTGATAAGATGTCAAAGATTATGTCCAAGTTGGCAAAATCATTAAATATAAAATCTGTTGTAGATATGCACACAGGTAAGGGTAGTTTGAGTTATTTTCTTGATGATGAAAGAGAAGCATTAAAATTACAAAAATTTTTACAAAAATCATTTAAAAGGGTTAGAAAAATTAATTTAGATAAAGAAGAAGGTGATACTGCAAACTTTGTAGTTGCAGCAGATATGTTAGGATTGGAATCCATAAATGAATCGGAACAAGATAAGATAAAACAATTTTTGATGAAAAAAGGTGATAATGAAAAAGACGCCACGGAAAAATTAAAGTATTACGATATGGTTTCAAAGATGTACAAAGGAGCCAACTCCACCAAAAAGGCCGAAATAATGTCATCATTATGGGCTAATGAAAATGTAGCACCTAATCACGATGGTAAATCAGCACCATATGGTAGTGGATATGAAGAAATGGACGAAGTAAGAAAGATGTCTGATAGAGAACTAAAAGATTATCTTTTGTATATGAAAAAATATAAACCAGATGTTTGGAATCATATGAAGAAAAACAAAGATTTGAAAAAGATGATACGAAAACTTAAAGTAGAATCCGTAAATGAAGGAGTTTCCAAGTCTCAGGCACAAGAGATAATGAATCAGTTGGGTGGAAGAAAATTTGAAATGTTAATGGGTGTGAAATCAAAAGGTATTGGTAAAGACGGATTAATTTTACATATCGGTAGAAATCCAAAGAGAGTATCACACATCATTATTGATTTAGACAGAGGTAGAGATTTATACAATTTAACATTTGGAAAGATATACAAGTATCAATTCAAGGTCATAAAGAAACTCAAAGGTATATATGTAGACCAATTACACGATATGATTGAAAAGTATACTGGTAATTTAACAACCTTTAGACCAAGAAGATAAGGAATTTATTATGAAAGTATCGAGATTGAAAGAGATTATTAGGGAAGAAGTAAGGAATGTAATCAATGAGGGAACTCGTTGGTTAGTTGGTATTGAAGAACCAAGTGGAAAGATAACTTCTACCTACGGACATTATGATGGTTATCCTGAATGGGCAGGTAAACACTTGAAAAAGTATTATAGAAATCCAGCAGTAGTAAAACAACTTTTAAAACTTGGAAGGGCAGGAATTTCTACCATCGGTAAAAAGATTAAAGGAAGTAAAGACCATTCATTTGAAAAACCTGAAAAAGATGTAACCGTATTTTATGGTAGAGATAGAGGTGAAAAAGGTAGTATGACGAGTAAGTGGGGTAATAGAGATAAGGTAAAATTTGATAGTGGTGAGGAATACGCTTATATCTACAATATGAAAGAAAAGAAATGGTATTACAAATCACGATATAGTAATCCAAGAGATTGGACGGAGCTAAGATAATGAAAAAATTAAAAGAAATATTACACGAGAGTAAGTATCTCAAAAGAGAGTTTGGTGATAAATTACCCACATTGGATAGTGTGATGAAACAACATCAAGATTCTAAAGAACCAATTGAAGAATCCAAACTTCCTCAGTTTGGAAAACTAAGTGATGTATCCGATTACTACAAAAAGTGGGGAGATATGTTTAATGAGTTAGAGAGATTCAGAGACTACGGCCCAACAGAATCCGATATGTATGATTGGAATGATAGAAGTCATTACAACAATGTAACAAAAGAATTTCACGCTCATATGGATAAGGTAGGTAAAAAACTCAATTCCGCATTAAAAGATATGGAAAATTCTTGGAAAGTATGGGATAAAATTTTAAAGAAACATCGTAATAAAGATAGAAGTTAGATGCCAGCAAAATCAAAAGCACAACAACGATTCATGGGTTTGGTTAAATCATACCAAGATGGAGATGTACCTGCCAGTAAGGTGAGTAAATCCGTTAAGGATGCCGCTAAGTCAATGGACAAGGGGGATGTTGAGGATTACGCATCAACCAAACACAAGGGAAAACCTGAAAAGGTAACTGAAGGTAAGTTAGATAGAATTGCTAAAGCTTTATTTAAAGATTTAAATAAAAAATTTCCAAAATATGATACCGAAAGAAAGAATTCCACACGAGATTTTAATAGAGTGGTTAAGTATTTAAAGGGAAAAATGCCACGAGTTCCTAATAAAAAAGTTGGTGAGATTGCACTAAATTACTTTAATTATAGAAAGTCAGCCAAAGGTCATAATATAATACCAAGTATAGGTAGAAATGATATAAAGGATATGACCAAGTTATTGACTTCATTAGGTATGAAAGAGGCATCAACAACCGCAGGAGTTCCAGCATATAAAACACCATTTGCATTTAAAAAATCTACATTTAAGGCTATTGGGGTTGATGATGAAGATGATAAAGATGAATTGATAGGTGGAATGAGAGATGTGAGAAAGAAAAATACTAAGAAAGACAAAGAACAAAAAAAGATGAAAGAATTGAAAGACCACGAAGGTAAGATGGCAAAATCACAATTGGAAAGGTCTATGAAGTATTCCAAGATGATTTACAATATGATACAGAATGTCGATAAGGGTAAGGGTGTTGAGTTTCCAGCTTGGGTTCAATCCAAACTAACCAAGGCAGAAGATTACTTACAGAGTGTTTTTAATTATTTAGATGGTAAGGATGGATTAGAGGATAAATTTCAAGAAGGTGTAACCATAAAAACGATTGTAGAGGGTGTTAGAGTAAGAGATGGTGAATCAGCTAAACCAGGTATGTGGGAAGTTTTTGATAATCATACAGGTAAAAG